GGTCGAGAGCTTACTGAAGGCGAAACAACTGAGTTTGATTCTTTAAACGAAAAAGCTAACTCTTTAGAGAGTATGGCTAAAAGAGCGGCTTCATTCGAGGCGTTACAAGCTTCAAAGGCTTCTAAGTCTAATGAAGTAACTGAGGAGAACACTCCTAAAGAAATGAGAGATTATTCTTTCCAAGACGCTATGAAGGCGGCTTATACTGGAAGAATAGAAGGACTTGTTAAAGAAATGGACCAAGAAGCGAGAAACGAAGCTCGTTATACTGGTCAATCATTCAAAGGTATTGCAATCCCTTCAAGCATTTTAACTAGAGCGGCTGTTGGTACTGGTGCTGGAAATTCAACTGACGTTATGCCTTGGACGGACCAATTAGAAGCTAACTTAGTTTTAGCTAGTGCTGGAGCTAATTTTTACTCAGGCGTTTCGAATATGAAGTTCCCAGTATTTAGTGCAATCAATTCTGGTTTCGTTCCTGAAGCTGGTTCTTCTTCAGACGCTCCAGCGGCTAATGGTACTGCTACAAGCGTAACTTTAAGCCCAAAGAAACTTATTTCTATTGTTAATGTTTCTGCTGAAGCTATGGTTCAAAACGCTGGTCTTGAAGCTGCTCTAAGACGCAATATGGCTCAAAGTGTTGCTTCTACTTTAGAACTAGCTTTATTAGGAGACGCTGATATAACTAACGCTCCAACTTCTATTTTCTTAGACGCTGCTTCTCAATCTGTTGCTGGTACTGCCCCAACTATTGCTGAGCTTTTGAATATGGAAGCTACTTTATTAGGAAATGGAGTTAATCTTCAAGGTGCTAGAATGGCTTGGTTATTAGATTCTGGAGCTTTATCTGAAGCTAAACAATTAGCTCAGGTATCTTCTGTGTCTCCAGCTTATGATAATGCTGACAAGAGATTCTTAGGTTACTTTGCGTTCACTTCATCAAACGTAGGTGGAACTTCTGGTTCAGGTACTAACTATATGTTAGGAGACTTCTCGAAAGTACACATCGCTCAATTTGGAGGTCTTGATATTTTAGTAGACCCTTATACTGACGGAGGATTCGGTCAAACTAGAATGATTATAACTTCTTTAGTTGACGGAGACGCTGTTCAAAATGATACTGCTTTTGTAAAGATTGCAAATGCGTAATTTATTTATTTAATCGGAAGAGGGTTTCGGCTCTCTTCCTTTTTATTTTTTTAATATGATAACAAGTTCGGATTTAGGATTAAACATAACTACTGGTTTCGGAAAACTATTTTTGAAAACAGCTCCTTCAACAACTCCAGTTTCTTTAGCTGAAGCTAAGACACATTTAAGAGTTACTGGAACTGATGATGATACTTATATTACAACGTTAATAGACGTTGCAACTCAGACAGCTGAGGAGTTTTTGAATCTAAAGTTAATGTCTCAAACTTGGGTTTTATATTTAGATGAGTTTCCAGATTATTTTGATTTATTAATAGGAACGTTAAAAACAGCTTCAATTGGAGGGATTAAATATTATAATGATAGTAATGTCCTTACAACTTTAGCTGATTCTAATTATTTTATTGACGAATTTCATAGACCAGCTAGAGTTTATTTTGCTGATGACGCCACTATTCCAGACACTTTTGACAGACCAAATGCGGTTGCTGTTGAGTTTACTTTGGGATATTCAACTGCGTCAAATGTACCAGCTCCAATAAGACAAGCTATTCTTTTGATGATTGGAACTTATTATGAAATAAGACAAGACGTAGTTACTGGAACAATAGTTTCAGAAATACCTAAGACATCTGAATTTTTATTAAGACAATATAGAATCCAACTATAATGAATATTGGTAAGCTTGACAGATATGTTAATATAATTCAAGGAACGTTTTCTCAGAATAGTTATGGAGAAAATATAAGAAGTACCTCGACACTAGCTTCGGTTTGGGCTAGATTTGATTTTTTAAAAGGAACTGCTGATTTTGAAGCTGACACTTTTATTGGAACAGCTAAAGCTCGTGTTACAATACGTTATCGCTCAGACTTGCAAATTTCCCCAAAACATTATATTTCTTATAATAGCAAAGAATGGTTCATTCGTTCAATTCAAGAAATAGGAAGGGGTGCTGGATTATTGTTAGAAGTAGAAGAAAAAACAACGGATTAAGACATGGCTTTCGTAGAAATAAAAGTGGATAAAACTGAGTTAAATCAAATTGCAAAAGATATTGAAAAACTATTGCCCCCTAAAAGAGGGACTAAAACAATAGTTCGACAAGCTATGAGAAAAGCAATGAAACCACTTTTAAAACAATTAAAAACATATTACAAAGAACACAAAGATTCTGGAGACTTATACAAATCTTTAGGTTTGTTTAATGGTAAAGGGAGAAGAGATAGTTTTCCTTCGGTCTTTGCTGGTCCCAGAAAAAAAGCAACTGGTAAAGGAGACAAACTTCCAACTGGATATATGTATTATGTTGAGTATGGAGGAGTAAATAAATCTCCAGAAAGATATTTGGACAAATCTAGAAAAGCTACTGCTCAACAAGTTTATGGAAGTATTTTGACTAGTTTGAGAAAAATAATTGACAGAAGGTTTAAGAAAAAAGGTTTATCATAATGGCTGTAAACGGAGTAGGGAAAGCAATATATAATATACTTAGTAATGATTCAAGTATTACTGACGTTGTAGGAACTAGAATTTTTCCTCAAAAGATTGAGTTTAATTCTACAATTCCAGCAATTACTTATTTTATTACTAGTACAACTCCAACAAATACAAAGAACGGAGTTTCAAGTTATGATTATACTGATATACAAATTACAGCTTTTGGTTCAACTTATGACCAAGCTTCTAATTTAGCTCGATTAATAAGAACAGCTTTGGATTATGTTAGTGGAACTTATGCTGGAATAGTAGTAGATAAAATATTTTTTGAAGACGCAAATGATATTTATGACGATAATTTTGGAGAAAAGGGAATTCATTATGTGGCTATGGATTTTCAATTTAATATAAAACGATAAAACAATGCACAAATTAACAATGAAAAAAGACGTTACTTTTAGAGATATTGAATATCTTAAAGGAGAAACTTACGAAGTGTCTGGAAAGATAAGAAGAGTATTCTTAAAATTAGACGCAATAGAAACAAAGAAAACAACGAAAAAGAAATCAAAGTCCGTAAAAGACTTAGATACTAGTATTTAATTTATTAACATTTAAGTTGTTGAAAATCAATAACTTATAAAAAAATTTTTAACACAATGGCAATATTCAATGGTTCGGACTTAATTTTAAAAATTAGTCCTAGTGACGGAGCGACTCCGGCAAAGACTATGCACTCGCAATCCGTTACTTTAGACGTGTCAATGGACACAATAGATATTACAACAAAAGATTCAGCTGGAAGACAAGAGCTTCTGGCTGGTTTAACTTCATTCTCTTTAAGCTCAGACGGTTTAATGGACTTCAATCCAACAACCGTAGGTGACACGGAGTTTGACGAATTATTTCTTCAAGCTTACACTAATAGAACGAAGGTGCAATTTATTTTTACTTTAGCAACTACAAACACTGGAGATTATACTTTTTCTGGAAGTGGTGTGGTTACAGCTCTTTCTATTTCTGGTGGTGTTGAAGACGCTCCTACTTATTCAGTAAGTATTCAAGGAAGTGGAGCTTTAGCTAAGAATGATATTTAATAACATTTCGTTGGTGGGGTTGGTCTTCGGACCGCTCCACTAATGAATTTAAAACTAACGAAATTATGTTTGAGGTAGTAATACTTAATAAAAAAGATTATCCAATTAGATTTGGAATGAACGCTCTTAGAATTTATTGTAAACAAACGAATAAGAGCATAAATGATTTAGAAAAACTAGGAGCTGATATGAGTTTAGATGACGCGTGTAATCTTATATTAGCTGGATTAAGGGACGGAGCTAGAGTGGCTGGAAAAGGTTTTAGTTTAAATGTAGAAGATATTGCTGACATTTTAGATGAAGACTTTGACGCTTTACAAAAATGTTTAAAAGTATTTAGTGAACAATTTAATGCTAAATTTAATTCTGAGGGAAACGTCAAAGGGGAGAAAAAAACTCCCCAGCAAAAGAAATAGACTGGGACGATTTAGAAGCTTTGGCTTATGGGTGTGGTATTTTTCCAAAAGAATTTTGGGACTTGACATTCCATGAATTCTTTTTATTGCAAAGGGGACGAAACGAAGTTTTTGAAATGGAGCAAAGGTTTGAATGGGAAAGGACAAGGTGGCTTTGTGCTGTATTATTACAACCGCATAGAAAGAAGGGAACGTCTATAAAACCTTATGACATTATAAAGTTTGACTGGGAAAAAAAGGAAGAAAAAGTTAATTTAGAAGAAAGAAAATTGAGGGGCGAATATGCTAGAAAGAAATACGAAGCAATAGAAAAAAACAAAAAAATAAAAGAGTAAAAATGTTAAAAAATCCTTATCTAGTAAATTACATCTATTTAAAGAACTAAAAGTTTTTAGGTATATATATTAGAAAAGGGTGTTATTGCCTTAAACACGCTAAAAACAGCAAAATAATGGAAGTTAAAAAATACTAAAAAATAGTAAAAAATGGCTGAAAAAAGACTTTCGGTAGGTTTATTTTTAAACGATAAACAATTTCAAACTGGTTTAAAAAAAGCAACTCGAGGACTTAAAAAATTTGGTTCTGGAATGCAAAAAGTGGGTCGTTCAATGACCGCTAATATAACTGCACCTTTAGGATTAGCCGCTGGAGCTTCGGTTAAAATGGCTGTTGATTTTCAAACTTCTTTAACTAAAATTCAAACTTTAGTTGGTGCAACTGCTGGAGAAATTCAAGGTTATGAAAAAGCTATTAAAAGCATTTCTTCGACTACTGCAACTGGTCAGAAAGAATTAGCTGACGGATTATTCTTTATAACTTCAGCGGGTTTAGAAGGACAACAAGCCTTAGACGCTTTAGAAGTTTCAGCAAAAGGAGCCGCTATGGGTATGGGAGAAATGGAAGATATTGCTGGAGCGGTTACTTCAATAATGGCTGGATATGCTGATTCTAACATGACTGCTGGTCAGGCTGGAGACTTATTACACGAAACATTAAAACAAGGAAAATTTGAAGCTTCAGAATTCATGGGTTCTATTGGTCAAGTTATTCCAACAGCGGTTGCGGCTGGTGTCAGTTTTGAAGAACTAGGGGCCGCTACTGCAACTCTTTCAAAGTTAAGTGGGGACGCTAGAGGTTCTTTGACTGCTGTAAATTCTGTAATGATGAGTTTATTAACTCCCGGCCAACAGCAAAAAGATATTTTAGAAGAAATCGGAATGTCTTATGACGATTTGCAATCAATGTTGGGAGATTCTTTAATGGGAACTTTACAACACTTATTCACGGAACTAGACGGAAATAATGAAATGCTTGTTAAAGTATTCGGGTCTAGTAGAGCTGTAAAAGCCGCATTTGGTACAATGGGCGCTCAAGCTGAAACTTATGCTAATGTATTGGAAGGAATGCAAAAAAGTCAAGGGAATGTCAATAAAGGT